ACTTATTGGCTTTGGCCCCTTACGAGGGATACCCTTAGCCGTCTAGACGGTGGGATAGACCACAACATTTGGCTACAAATTTTTCTAAACGTTTAGAGTTCTGATAAAATTATTTCTTTAATTAACAATGGCTAACGCTACACAATCTGCGCTAGGCCGGTCTAATCTAAGTACCGGTACTGGTTATGGTGGTAGTGGTGATAAGTATGAACTTTACCTGAAGCTCTTTTCAGGTGAAATGTTCAAAGGCTTTCAGCACAACACCATCGCTCGTGACCTTGTCATGAAGCGTACACTGAAGAACGGTAAGTCTCTTCAGTTCATCTACCCTGGACGCATGGACGCTGGTTTCCATACGCCTGGTACCCCCATCCTTGGCTCTGGTGATCCACCGGTGGCTGAGAAGACCATCGTTGTTGACGACCTGCTGGTCTCCAGTGCGTTCGTTTACGACCTCGACGAGACCCTGTCTCATTATGAGCTTCGTGGTGAGATCTCTAAGAAGATCGGCTACGCTCTTGCTGAGCACTATGACCGTCGCATCTTCCGTTCTATTGTACGTGGTGCTCGCGCCGCTCACCCTGTGTCTGCAACCGGTAAGGTTGAGCCAGGTGGTACTCAGGTCCAAGTTGGATCTGGTACTGGTGCAGCAGCAGACGCTCTTGACTCTACTAAGATTGTTGCCGCCTTCTTTGAAGCCGCAGCAGTCTTGGATGAGAAGGGAGTTGCTCAGGACGGACGTGTCGCCGTATTGTCGCCACGCCAATTCTACTCGTTGATCGAGAACGTCAGCAGCAATGCTCTGATTAATCGTGACGAGCAGGGCACCGCTCTGCAGTCAGGTCAAGGCGTCCTGTCGATCGCTGGTATCAAGATCTACAAGTCCATGAACCTTCCCTTCCTGGGTAAGTATGGTACTTCTTCTACCATCGATAATGCTGGCTCCTTTGTAGGCGTTGACGTCGAGGCTACTGCCACCGGCGAGAACAACCCCTACGGTGGTGCTTCTGACTTCGACACTTCTTGCGGACTTATCTTCCAGAAAGAAGCTGCCGGTGTTGTTGAAACCATTGGACCACAGGTGCAAGTCACCAGTGGAGACGTATCCGTGATCTACCAAGGTGACGTGATTCTTGGGCGTCTCAGCATGGGTACGGATTATCTTAATCCTGCTGCTTGTGTGGAACTGCATGCTACCAGCACTGCTGGTTCTGCATTCTGATCCATCTTTGTTCTATACTGGGACCTCTTCGGGGGTCCTTTTTTTATATCATGACATCTTCTTCGTACGCAACGTCCACAGAATTGGATGCTGTTAACTACATCTTAATGAGTGTAGGTGAGTCTCCTGTCAATACACTAGAAACCCAAAGCCCTGAAGTTGCTATTGCTCAGAACACTCTTCGACAGATTTGTCGTGAAGTTCAGTCTGAGGGTTGGGTGTACAATACTGAATATGAGTTCCCGTTTGTGGTAGACACCAACGACGAGGTGCTAATTCCACCCACTGTCCTACGACTGGACGTTAACCGTTATAAGCATCAAGATTCATATGATGTGGTTAAGAGGGATGGTAAGCTATACGATCGGTACTCTCACTCTTTTAAGTTCAAAGACATTGATACACTGTTCTGTGATATTGTTTGGTTCTTTGACTTTGATGATATCCCTCAGGTCTTCCGAGACTACATCTCTGCACGTTCTTCCCGCATTGCTGTTAGCCGTATGGTAGCTGATGAGAAGAGTGCTAAGCTCTTAGCAGTAGATGAAGCACAGCTACGTGCATTGGCTGTTGAGTATGATACTCAGCAAGCAGGCTACAACGTATTCCAAGGCACCGATTTCCGCAACCCTTACACCGCCTACAAACCTTTCCAAGCAGTTAGTAGATAACTATGGCAGCAGTAAATCAACGAATTCAAAACTTTCTTGGAGGCGTCTCACAGCAGCCAGACTTTATTAAGTTTCCTGGTCAGCTCAGGGTGTGTGACAATGCATATCCTGATGTAACCTTTGGCTTGTCTAAGCGTGCTCCTGGTGAGTTCGTTGCGGCGCTGTCCAATGCATCTTCTGGCGGTCAATGGTTTGAAATCATTAGAGATTCTGATGAAAAATTTGTTGGCCAGATTACATCCAGTGGTATCAAAGTATGGAACTTAGATACAGGTGTTGAGCAGTCTGTCGGTGGTAGCTTTAGTTACCTGTCTGGTGCTACTCAACCGTATGGTCTCCAGACTATTGGTGACTACACCCTCATCACTAACCCCCAGCAGACCGTAGGAACTACGGGAACTACTCCTACGTTCAGTAATAACTATGCCTTTGTTTCGATCAATACAGTGGCGTACAACGCAGAGTACGTGGTTGCTATCAATGGCTCTAACCTAACTGCTACTACAAAGAACCGAGCTGGTGCTTTGAGTGTTGTTAGAAATAATACTAATAGTTCTAGCTGGCAAGACGTGCCATCAACTGGAGATGCTGGTCCTACTGATCATGCAGGTAAGCAGGAAAAATTCAGAGCAGGTAGTGGTATCAAATGTACTGTTGTTGTTAACGGTACTACTTACGTCAGAAGTTACACCAATGATCATGAAGCACAGTATGCTGCACAGTACAACGCTGAAGTAGTACTACAAGACCCAGGACATAACGTAACTAATGGTGAAACCTTTAATGTTAATGTTGCAGGTATCAATTACGTTGTCACAGTAGATTCTGTTGAACCATATGAGACTTACTCTGATAGTAATGTAGGTTTCTTCAGTACACCAAAGAACCCTGACAAAGGCACCTTAAGTATTAACACTATTCTTGGTGGTTTAAAAGCCAGCATTGAGTCAGTTTACAGTGGTGTTACTGTAGAGATTATTGGTGATGGTTTATTTATTAGTTCTGGTTCTAGCTTTACTATTGAAGTCAGAGGCGGTACAGTAAACAACTCTCTTGAAGTTATCCAAGACTCTGCTCCTAACGTAAGTAAGCTTCCTCAACAATGTAAGGATGGCTACATCGCTAAGGTGTCAAACACTGAAGAGTCTGAAGCTGATGATTACTTTGTTAAGTTTGTAGCTGACAATGGTACTGTAGGCACTGGTTCATGGGAAGAGACTGTAGCTCCTGGTATTGTAGCAGGGCTAAACCCATCCACAATGCCTCATGCTTTGGTTAATAACCGTGACGGTACATTCAGTTTCCGTACACTAAACCAATCCTCTGATCCAGATAACTACTGGATTGACAGACAGGTAGGTGACATAACCAGCAACCCAGACCCTACCTTTGTAGGTAAGGGTATCAAGGATATCTTCTTTTACCGTAACCGTCTTGGGTTTATCTCAGGTGAGAATGTCATCCTTAGTCAGCCTGCTGATTACTTTAACTTCTTTATTGTTTCAGCAATTACTACTAGTGATGCAGATCCGATTGACATTGCAGCCTCTGACGTCAAGCCTGCTTTCCTGAACCATGTACTACCTATTCAAAAAGGTTTGGTGTTGTTCAGTGAGTCTGCCCAGTTCATGCTGTTTACTGAGTCTGATGCTCTTAGTACTAGTACTGCTCAGTTAAAGAAGCTAGCGTCATACGAGTGTAGTCCAACTGTCAGACCGATAGATCTTGGCACCTCTGTTATGTTCAGCACTGGCAGTGCAGCACACACACGTGTGTTTGAGATGGTGATTCAAGATGAGACTGTGCCTCCTAAGGTGGTAGAACAGACTCGTGTTGTACCTGAGTTTATCCCAAAAGATGTAGATCATGTATCTAACTCTTCACAGACTGGCATTGCAAGCTATGGAAAGAGTGGTACATCAACACTATACTTCTACAAATACTATGACACAGGCACTCAGCGTGAGCAGTCTGCATGGTACACTTGGACACTTACAGGCAGCCTAGTACATAGCCTGTTTACAGCAGGTAACCAATACGTTATCTCTTTACAGGGAAGCCAGTACATACTGTCACGCCATGAAATGGTGGTTGATACAACGAACACTCGTAGCTATCAAGTAGGTACAGGTGACACTAGTCGTAGGTTTGAGGCTACCTTGGACAACATGACCATAGCGTCAGCCTCTTATAATTCTACCACAGAAGTATCTACAGTCACTCTTCCTTATACTTATGACAGTAACTATAGTATGCTGGCTGTATTCCTCAGCGGTACTGACGCTGGTGTTGTCAGAGTCCCTGATAGTGTATCCGGCACTACTGCTACTTTTAATAACATTGACCTGACTACTGGTAATGTTGCTATTGGATACAAGTACATCACTGAGATTGAGCTACCTAACTTCTACTATGCTGTACAGCCTGGTAAGTATGATATTGATGGAGACCTACGGATTTCTCGTATCAACTTTGAGATGGGTATCTCTGGTCCTATGGAGTTCCATCTGACCTCACCACAGGTTGATAGCTATATCCAGTATGAATCTGGAATGGAGGTTGACAGGGGTGAATTCAATGCTGTACCATCTAAGCTGTATAAGTCTGTTAAGGTTCCAGTCCATAGAAAGAATGAGAAATATACTCTTACCATTAAAGTCCCTGACCCTTTCACCGCTACTATAGTCTCAGCAAGCTGGGACGGACGTTATGACACAAAGCGACACGTACGTCGGTAAGTACATTCAACCATGCACCCCTCAACTAGCTCTAGAAGTTGGTGAGGATCTGCGTTGGGAAGACATAAGAGAAGTAGAAGAGACAACAGGGCTGACTGCACCAGCAGCGGTCCTGGAATCTTATTATCGTTCTGCTTACTCTGTTTATTTCACTGTGCCCAACGGCAAGGCTGCCGGTGTGGCAGGCATAACGCCAGACAATAAGATCTGGATGCTATGCACTAAAGCCAGTGAAGAATACCCGCATACATTTATAAGAGAAGCCAGGAGGTGGCTTGATAGTCTTCCTTACACATACCTGTGGAACCACGCAGATATGAGGAATGAAAGTCACATCAAACTCTTAAAGCTTCTTAAGTTCAAATTTATTAAATACTACGTTCACAACGGTGTCCCTCTCATTCAATTTATGAAATTATGTGTGAACCCATAAGTGCAACTATTGGAGTGCTTACTGCTGTAAGCGGTGGCATGCAAGCCATTGGTCAGCACCAACAACAACAGGCTGCAGTAGCACGGTCTAACGCTATTGCTCAGCAACGGTATCAACGAGATATGCAGATTGCTGCTGCCCGTGATCAAGAGAAAGGCCGTGCATATCAAGCTGAATTAAAAGCATCGACTGCAGCTAAGAATGCGTACTATGCTCAGCTTACTGCTAACCAAGCAGAAGCCAATCGTGCGGTAGCATCGGCTGATCACAAACTAGACGAGAAAAGAACAACAGCAGCGTTCAGCTCACAGCGTAACATGGCTGCTGCTATCAAGGCACAAGGTTCAGTATTAGCCACAGGAAAGGCTGGGCAATCGTTCTTGCTTCAAGCCTTAAATGAAGAGCGTGGGCTTGGATTTGAAATGGCTGAAATTGAGCAGACTCTTTATGATGCTAGGCGTGCATCTGGTATTGAGAAAGAAGGTATTCTTCTGGATCAACACTCTTCTAATGTAGCAGCTTGGAACAACCTACCAGCAGACCCACTTTCACCACAAGCATCTTTCCTGCCTATCAAGCCTATCAAAGCCCAAGGGCCTTCTGGACTTGCATTAGCAGGTGGCTTACTTGGCTCAGCCGTGAGTGGAGTTAGCGCAGGATTAAGTACAGAATCAGCTATTTACAACATCAAAAACAGATAACTATGGCATATCAAGGTAGCGCACAATCAGTTGGCTTCCGTAACCGTACTGTTATTGACCCCTCTAAGCGTATGCGCCAAGAGGCTCAGCAAATTAAAGAACAGGGACGGGAACGGGTCCAAGGAATGGAGAAGCAAGCTTCTCAAGAAATCAGTGAAATGAGACGTGTTAGCGATATACAGGCTAGCAACTCTGATTACGAATTAAAAGCACTATCAAAGTTCAGCAACACTTTAACTAGCTTTCTTGAAGAAGATCTAGTTGACATTGAAAAACGAAGAATTGAAGGAGAGATTGAAGAAGGTAAGAAAATCTATGCAGAGCAAGGTCCTGCTTATCAACAGCAACAAAAAGAAGTTCAGGAGGCAGCTAACCGTAGCTATGACCTGGATGTAAAAGCAACTGAAATATCTCAGAACGCTCCTACTGATGAGGCTGCTGACCAAGTACGTCAGTTGTCTCGCTGGAAAGAGCATGGCTATCAGTTGGCAGCCATGAAAGAGTCTGGTACAAACTTTGGGGTCTACCTTGACAACGAACTTTCTACTAACGAGACTTTAATTCAGGACCCAAATGGTGGGCCAGCATTTAAAATTAAAGACTATGACCCTAGTCAGCCTGATCAGTATGAAGCTGCAGTTAACTACCTGCAGAATGAGTACATCAAAGATCATAACCCTGCTGGTCTAAGTGCTAAGGTAGTAAACACCACACTTATCCCTTCGGTTGACAGTGCGACTAATGTACACCGCAAGCAGTACTATAGACAGCAAAAGATTGAACGTGCTACACTTGATCTTGAGACTGCTAGTGTAAGCCTGACAGAATCCTTGACAGGTAATCAAGCGTTCCCTAAAGCTGATATTGCAATCAATGGGTACCTAGTACAGTCTGCAGACGCTTTTAAACGTCAAGGAGTTACTAACCCAAGGCAAGCAGCAAGGCAGCAGTTAATTAAAATTATTCAATCTCGTGCTGCGTCTGATCCTGAGAATGTAGAAAACTTGATTACCATGGTGTCAAGCGTAAACATCAAAGGACACCCTGCTGGTGAAAAGAATTTGTTTCAACTGTATGGTACTGAAATCACTGCCAACGGTCTTCGTGCTAAAGCTATCAATCAAGAAGTATCAGACTTCGACCTTAGGCAGAAAGATAGTAAGCTTGATGTTTTACAAATAGTCGAAGCTTACAAGACAGCGGTTAATAATGGAAGCTTGTCTGGTACTGATCAGATACTTGCTTTAAAAGAAATTGAAAAATATGAGATTTATCATCCAGATATTATTAACGATGCTCGTGCTTACGTCCCACTACGTTTTGGACAAGAAGAATCAAAAGCTTTAGCTGAGGCGTACCTTAAAGAGCAAGGCGGAGAAATCAGTAAAGAGCAGCTTATGAAGCTAGATGCTGATGTAGCTGTAGACTATGAAAAGTATTCTGTTGATGCCTTGTTTAGTGATGGCCAGGATGATGTCATCAAAGAACAAAATAAAAAGATTGAAGGCACAGTTCGTGGGATCAAAGGCGACTATGATCAGAATAAAGCTTTGACTGCTGATGCTATTGCTGCTACAAGTGCTGCTCAAAGAAAGCTGGTTGCAGAAGCTCAGCGTCTTTATCAAGATTCTCAAAGAACTGATTCACCACTTTCCAAAGCTGATGCAATTAGAATGGCTGGTGATAGGATTAGCCAGTTTATTAAAGATGGTAAGGATGATGATTCTAGTATCTACTACTACACCACTAATGAAGGGTTTAAACAATTTAATCAGCGTAACATTCCTGGAATTAGTAAAGCATACATTGAGACTCAAAACATTATAGATAGTTATAAGAATCAATCCAAACTAAACAGTAATCCTGCAATCAATTCAAACTTACAAATCCCTGTTAACCGCTTAGAACTTACTGAAAATGGTACTCCTGATTCTGTGTTTTTTGCATTGGCCCGGTTGAGCGGGTCAACAGCTTTTGAAATTCTTAACGCTCAACGTTCAAAGCAACAACCTTCATTGGCAAAGCTAGAGATGCCAAAAGAAGCTCAGACAGTCGATGCTATTATCAAGCAGAATCCTGATCTTAAACCTTTATTCTTAGCTGGACAGAGTTACAATCGTATCAATAGAGGCATGGAACAGATTAGTGCTAGTGTGCCTAATCTAATGAAGGCTATTGGTTTTCAAGAATCTTCTGGAAACTACAAAGCTTACAATGATGACTCGTATGGACCAACAAACCCTGCTTTAGGTAAGTATCAAATTCTTTGGAAAAACGTAAAGTCTTGGTCTAAAAAATACGGTATGCCTCACCCAGGTACCCAAGAAGATTTTAGAAACAACCCAACGTATCAAGAAACTTTAGCAAGAAAAGCTTTTGAAGGCTACGTCCAAGACGCAGCTAAGAAAGCACAAGACCGTGAGACTATCATTCGTATGGCTGCTGCTGCTTGGTACGGCGGCCCTGGTGCCATGAAAGAGTATGATAACCCTAAATACAGCGGAGGAGCTGGTTACCCCAACATGCAAGAATACACATTGTCTGTTCTTGAAAAATACAAAGGAGGCATGTTCTAATGGAACAAGAACATATTGTACCTGAGTTCGGCTTGACAGAAGCCGACAGACAAGGTATCGGCAGTGCTATTCGTGAAGCTGCTATGATACCTGATCCTCCAGAAGAAGAGGAGATTCCTGAAACCAAGCCTGCTGAACCTGAACCTACGTTTCTTTCTGAAGCCGGTGCAGCCATCGCTGGTGGTGGTGCAGATGCTGTTGAAAGTGTAGGTGGATTTGCTGAACTAGTAGGTGACACATTTAAAACTGGTGTAAATCAGTTATTTGGTCAGCCCACTGATGACACACAGAACCCATTCAGTTCTGAGTATGAGTCTGGTGATGCAAACTGGCTAGATATTCCAGACGATTGGGTACCTGAAAACAAAACAGGTCTAGGCAAGCTTGCTCGTGGTCTAGTTGAATTTGGCGCGTTAACCGTTGCTACTGGCGGTGCAGGTGGTTTAGCTACAGGAGGCTTAAGGCTTGGTGTACGCGGGGCTGCTATGGCTCGTGGAGCTGGCTTAGGTCTACAGGCGCGTCGTCGCTTGAACTTTGTAGGTAAAGCTGCTAAGATTGGTGCTGAAGGTGGTGTTGCTGACCTTGTGTCTAACAGCTCTGAAAGTGCTAACATGGCTAACTTACTCCAGGAACATACCCCTTGGCTTGCTCCATGGGTTACTAATGCTTTAGCTAACGATCCTGAAGATAATCCTTGGCTTGCTCGTATTAAAACCGTCACTGCTGGTGCTGGTTTAAATTGGGTTGGCTGGGGTGTAAGCGCCTTTGCTAAAGGATCCTGGGCCGCGGCCAGAGCCCGTAAAGCAGGTAAAAGCGTAGACGAGGCTAATGAAATTGGAAACAAAGTCCATGATCAAGAGCTAGAAAAAGCATACAACAACCACGCTACCTCAGCAGATGAGGTTGCTGCTAAACACAAGCAAGAAGGTCGTGGTCAATTTGAAGGTGGTGATGCTGATAACCCTCCAGACCCTTTTACCAACCCTGCTAAGTTTGACAACACTGAACGTGCTACTGTAGACAATACTGCAAGTGCTGCACAGGTTGCAAGAGAATCAATCTCTGATTCTAAGCTTGGTGGTGAAGGTAAATCTCACACTCAGATGCTTACAGATTCGATGCTGGAGCAGATCTCACGTGGTGATAAAACCATACGTGATACTGTCCTGAAATCTGCCAAAGAGTTAGCAGAGAAAGCTTTCCAAAAAGGAGGTGATCTAGAAGGCATTGCTAAGATGGACTACAATGACCTTGTCATGATGTTTGTCAAGCAAACCAGCGAGATGACATCTATGATTGATGAGGGCGGTGACATTGCTAAGCGTTTCGGTGAGTACTTTAAAGATAAAACCAAGAACGCACGTGTCTATATCACCGACGGTGATCAGATTGTTACAGCCTCACCTACTCAGAAAGCTGCTTTAACTTTGACTATCCGTAGCCTTGCTATGCGTGCCCAGGCTATTGCTAATGGTACGTACTACATCGCTGATGAACTACCCATCGATCGTCAGGTCGGCATGACTCTTGATGCTATGAAAGTAGCTATGACTGAGCATAAGAAGATGGGCTTCATGTGGGGCCTTGACGGTAAGCTTCAGCAGCTAGGCATGGTTCCTGCGTCAGTCAAAGAGTCTACTAAGAAGCAGATTGAAAAGCTTACCAAGGAACAGGACGAGTATTTTAGTGCTCTCCATGAGATGAATAAGCAAGGTAAGTACGACCAGATGCGTGACCTAATGGAGCTTCATCAGCTTTCTGATGGTAACATCCGTACCTTAGAGCACATCCATGATTACCTTCGTGCTAATCTAATGGGCGGCAAGGTCAACGGAAAAAACATCAAAGGTCGCTTACGTACAGAACTTCAAAGTGTTTTTTATAATTCAGTACTGAGTGGACCTCGTACTATTGTAAAGGCTGTGTTTGGTACTAATCTTATTGGTATGATCCGTCCTTTCCAAGCATTAGTTGGTGCTAAGATTCTACGTAATCAAAAAGAAGCTGCTATTGCTGCAGCTCAGTTAGATGCTCTTGGTAACTCGTTTGCTGAAGGATTCCGTATGTTTAAATACAACTGGGATTTAGGTGCAAACCGTAAGACAATGAGCTATGAAGGTAAGTTTGACCTTGAGTCTGATCTTGCTGAGTGGAATCAAATGGCTGAGTACTACCAGCGATATGGTACAGACTCTCAGAAACGTGCTTATGATGCATTGAATGTAGCTGTACAAGTCAATACATCTCCTTGGATGAAGTACAGTCAAAACGCTATGGGTGCAGGTGATGCCTTGGCTCGTACGATTATTGGTCGTTATGAGATGAGGATGCGTGCTGCGCGTCAAGCTGTTGACGAAGGTATTGATTTAAAAGATGTAACCAAGTATGCTAGGAAGTATGAAGAAAACTTCCGGCAAGGCTCTGACGGTATTTTTAGAAAAGATGCTAACGGTCGTTTTGTTGTCAGTGATAAAGCCGCGAAGCTTGCTGGTAATGAAGCAGCTATGACTACTGCTCTAGAAGAAAACTTTAAAGGATTTGAGCTTATCTCAAACATACCCTTTATGAAAGCGTTCTTCCCGTTTGTCCGTACTGGTTTTAATGCTCTTGAGCTAACCTTTGCTCACACTGATCTTTATAGATTCCGTGACAAGTATAAGGACATCATGCTTGGTGAGAACCTAGACAAGTATGGTATCCGTTCACAAGACCTTGGTCAAGCTCAGGCTTTGATGAAAGGTAGGATTTATATGGGTCGTAGTATTATTGGCATGGGTACCCTTGCTGCTTTAGCAGGAAACATGACTGGTAACTATCCATACAACCAAGAAGATAGGGAAGCTTGGCAAAAAGCTGGTAAGAAACCATTCTCTTTTAAGTTTGGTAACCTCTACGTTTCTTATGCTGACATTGAACCTTTCAATACTTTGTTTGCATTAACAGCAGATGTTGTTCAAAACGCTAGTGTTCTTGGAGAGTCTTACACCGAAAACATGCTTCAAAAGCTGACTTTTATGACTACTGCTATTCTAGTTGATAAGTCTATGTTATCTGGGGTTGAAGATCTGGCAAGTCTTATGAATGCTGAGACTTCTGAAGAACGCTTGACTAAAACTGGAGCACGGTACATCCGTTCACATCTACCCTATGCTGGTTTGATGGGTCAGTTAGGTGATTTAATGGACGCTAATCGTAGAGAAGCTCAAGATTTTAAAGAGCATCTGATTCGTCGTGATATGCTTCTTAAATCAGTTTTGCCTCCTCAGTATGATTATCTATCAAAAGATAGGACTGGCAAGCCTCTGAGCTATGCTGCAGAAAACCCTTTGATGCGTATTATTAATACAGTATTGCCCATCACCTTTCATAACGCAGAAGCAGATCCTGTCAAGGATGCCTTAGTAGAGATGAGGTTTAACATTCCTCAGATCATGTCTACTTATAAAGGTGAGCCTCTTGACGCTTTTGAGCGTTCTGAGTTGCAAAAATACATGGCTAAAGGTGATCTAAGAACAAGGCTTGAAAAGGTTATGCTTAGAGACCCTTCATTCCGTAGAGAGTTAGACGCATATAAAAAAGAAAACTTTAGTTCAGCAGAAGGTGAAGGGTTGTATGGTACACAATTCTATATAACTGTACATCGAGAGTTTACTAGAGCTAAGGATAAAGCTATGCTAGAAGTCCTTAGAAATAATCCAGACTTAAGGCGTCGTATTGAACTGCGTCAAGCTAAGAAAGCAGCCAGCAGGTCTGGCAACATTGATCGTCTTGCAGAATTAAAAAAACACGGCATTTGATTCCACCTAACCAGCCCCTAATTACTATAAGTAATGGCAGTTACAAAAATTACATACGCAGGAAACGGGTCACAGACTCAGTTTACCGTTCCATTTGAATACATTGCTAAGGCAGACGTTGATGTTTACGTCAACACTGTCCTTCAGTTACAACAGAATACTACTTCTACTGCCGACCCAAGCCACCCTCAAGTTGTTTCAGGTGAGATTACTCAGGGCACTGCTCTGATTAACTACACCTTTTCCAACGCTACCACGGTTCAATTCAACAGCGCCCCTGCAAACCTGGCGTTTGTTTTTATTGAACGAACTACTGATGATACTTCCGTTGTCACGTTTACTCCTGGCTCTACAATTAGGGCACAGGAGTTAAACAGTGCTTTAGAACAAGTACGATTTATTGCCCAAGAGGGTACTAACACTGCACGCCAAGGTGTTAGCCCATCAAAAGATAATGTAGAATCCCTGGATGCAGGTGGGTTACGTATTGAAAACGTAGCCAATGCTAACTCAGATGATGATGCAGTCAACCGTGGACAGTTAGGTAAGGTCATTAGTGATGACTTGCTAGAAGGCGAAGCCATTGACCTTACTGACTCTACTGGAGGTTCTAACTCCAACAAACAGGTCACCATTTCTGTAGAGGATAGCTCTAAGACTAATAAAGGTGCTGTCTCTATTAATGAAGGTGAGGGCATTGATGTCACTTACACTAACGGTGACGCTGTAATCTCTGCTGAGGACAGCTCTAAAACTAACAAAGGCGTTGTTTCTATCAACGAAGGTCATGCCATTGGTGTAGCCTATACTAATGGTGATGCTGTCATCACTGCTGATAAGAGTACTGCCACACAGCAGGGTGTAGTTAAGATTACATCTACAACACCTATTGACCTTACAAGGTCTGCTGACGGTGAAGTAGCCTTAGCAATCAATGATGGCACTGTTGACCTTGCCAAGATTAAGCCTGGTGATATTGTCACTAGTACAGAGCAGAACGCAGCTCCTAATTCTGTAGGTACAGATGATGAGATCGCTACGTTTGCTGCTCTTAACAAGCGTCATGATACCATTTATCAGAGTGGTACCCCAAGTGGTACTGACTTTGCTACTGGTAAGCTATGGTATGATCATGCTAATGACCAAACTCTGTCTGTATGGAGTGGTTCTAACTGGCTTGGTATTTCATCTGGTGGTACGTTCGTCACGCAACCTACTGTTATCTGGGTTGACCAGGCTAACGGTGTTGATACCAATGATGGTCACCGGATCATTGATTCGATGAAGACCATTAAGGCTGCTGTAGCTAGTGCTAGTGCAGGTGACATCGTTCTTGTTGCTCCTGGTATCTACCGTGAGACAGCTCCTATTGACATCACTGTCAACAACCTGTCCATCATCGGTCAATCACTACGTAGTTGTTTTGTACACCCCACACCTGCTACTGAACTGAACTCTTTGTTCCGTGTCAACAGCGGCACACAGATTGCAAACTTCTCATTTGGTGGTTTGAAGGCTAGTGGCACACGTGGCGGCCATGCTACTGATAACAACAGCACATATGGTCTTCCTACAAACCAAGCGTTTGTTGTGGAATTCTATCCTAACTCTGTTATCTATAAGTCACCTTATGTTCAGAACTGTACGAACTTTGCTGATAGTGGTATCTATAACCATACACAAGCTGAGTACAACGCTGACAACTCACTTGGTGGTTTCTTTGATCCCAATAACGTAAACCAAGGCGGCTTTGGTGGTGACTTGACTTCAGGTCCTACTGGCGGTGGTCTATTGGTTGATGGTTCTGCAGTGTCTAGTTCATCACCATTGCGTTCAATGGTTGTGGATTCGTTCACTCAGATTGCATTAGATGGTCCAGGTATTCTTTGTACTAACAATGGTTAT